AAAGAATACGATGCCGGTTGGTTTGACGGTCATGAAAATCGGCGCAATGGCCTGAATAATATCTTTTGCTACACCGGCGTCGCCATCAGCGAGGTCGAGTAGGTATTTCCCAAACTTTTCGCCATGAGTTGCTGGCACCGCAGTTCGGTAAATACAATCATCTGGTCCAACTTTAGTAGTCCAATCGCAAAGGTTTCGGTCCCATACCCGGTCGCCAATCGCAATATACTTGCTGAGGTGGCTCACGTCCTCGCTGGCGTGTTCAAAGAAGTGATATAGGTCAGCAATGCGACTTTTATCAATAACACCGAGCGTCTGATAGGCAATGGTCGCAAACTCGTCAGAATTCATCGGCACATAGCCGAGTTCTGATTTGCGATACAACCCACCCTCGAAGCGTTTGATGTCCACGACAGTTGCAATTGTTTTGGCCAATTTGGCCTTAATCGTCATGCGTGGCGCTTTTGGCGCTTCGACAATTTCCCCTTTTTCTACCTTTTCACCCATGTTTATAACTCTATATTATCGATTAATTGATTAATTTCATCCATCGGGTCTACCTCAGTTGGTGGCTCCTCGACATAACTGCCGGGCGCATCAGATGACGATAGGAATGGAACATTGTTTTTGAATACCGTATTTTGAGCTTTTCGCTTCAAATACTCTGGGTAATCTGCCAGCAGTTGGCCAGCCTTATACCCCGATTTTGCGGTATAGATTTTCTTAGCATACAGCCGAGCGAGCAAAGTTACCATCTCGAAAAAGTCATCTGGCTCAGCGTGGGCAAGCCATGCAGCCTGTCGGACCTTGCTCATTTTCAGGACTGGATTTTTGCTCATACGGCCCCCTATACTTTTTTAATTTGGCGTTTTACTTGCTTACGATAATTGTAAATTTTCTGTCGTTCAAGATAGATTTCCCGTGAAATTTCATCTCGTGCTCGCTTGAGACCGGTGATGCGGTTTTCAGCGGCAACGACATCTTTGATAGTTAATTTCTTCATACATTAGCCCTCTCAATTTCCATTTCTAGTTGCTCACGCTCCGCTGACGTGGGGCGTAACACCTGTTTTGCATATTCGTGAACTCCGATACGCTGGATATTCATAATCGCTTTCGATTGAATTTCATAACGCTTGCGGAGTAGCAGCTTGCCCAGTGACTTATTGCGGACCGCTACCAGGTTAATAAAATTGGTGATGGCATTTTCTTTGATATCGGCTTCTAAAAACCCACTCATCGGTCGTTTCGCTGTGCAATGTTGTTTGAAAACAGGAACAAGAAAATTACCAATAATAGTTGCCAGCCGAACCAGATGAGCGTCAATACGATTGCAGCGACTACAGTCACAAGTCCAACCAATACGGTGATAATCTCAATTCGCTTCTGCCTATCAATATACTTCGTTAAATCGTCGTTCATAGCTCTCTCCTCGATATTTTTCTGGCAAGATTTCGTTGCCACTGTTTAGCTTTATATAATTCCGAGGGTGGCGTGTTGGCCGGAATTCGCATCACGACCACACGCCCCTCAATGTGCGGTACTAACGGTTTGGGCCTAGAAGCCTTCTGGTAATACGATGTCGTCATCGTCCGTTACATCCTCACCACCACCCATAGCGTCTTTGACCTTATCGACATCAGCATTTGCCGGAGCGTCGCTTTCGTCATCGTCGAGCTGGAATTCGTAGTGCCAGAGGTCAACATACTTAGTGGTCGAGTATTTGCCTTGTGGGTCAGATACGGCAAAACCTTCTTTGTCGATTAGCTTTTGAGCAATAATCGTCAACAGCACCTTTTTAGTGAGCTTAAGGTCGTTCATCTCGCTGGCTTTTGCAAGCAGCTTTTTGATATTCTCACGAATCGAATCTTTTTTGCTTTCGTCAGCGTTGTGTACCAGGAGACCGGCTACCTTCGTAACGGCCATTTTGGCACCACCTTCGGAGTGCATCCAAAGGGTCGCTTCACCGATTTCACCATTTGCACCTTCGACAGATACCTTGATGATGTCACGGTCCTTGCTGTCAACTTCGTCCTCAGCCATCAAAATCTTTACTGGCCATGTGCCACGTTTGAATCCCTGATTGTTTTCGTATGAACCGATTTTTTCAAATACGTCGTCCAAAAATCCCTTTTCGGCCATGATTAAATCTCCAAATCGTCGATTAAGTTACGGAGTTGGTTGTTGATTGTGCGAGCGTAATCAACGTTGTAACTGAGGTGGCTACCAATAGCCGGGCCAGTCTGCTCCATAGGTTTGTCGGCTTGGTTTGATACTGGCGAAAGTCGTGACCTTAACTGCTCCAATAATTCAAACGTACCCTGTTGATATTCCGTTAGGGTGCTAACGTGATTTGTTCGGTCGGTTGCTGCTTTTTTAGCCATTTCTGCTTCTGCACTCATAGTTATTTAGTACCTTTCTTTGGAGCAAAATACTCCCTAATTTGTTTATCTACCTCTTTGAGGTCGTTCGGAATTGTCTCACTGGCGAACATTGGCTTTTCACCAAATGATGGTGATTTGATGCCCGTACCATCAGTTTTCACTTCAAATACGAACTCGCCCAGGTCCACCGTCGCCTTCAAGACAATGTTCGTGAATCCTTCTGGTGGCGTCAAGCCTTCGCTCGTCGCTTTACCGGCAGTTTTCATTCGGCTCACACCATCAATATCGGCATCAAGATGGGCCATAACGTAAACGTTTTGGTCGGTTTTCTTTTTGCTGATATTTTCGAGGAAGTCGAAAAAGTCCTCTTTCATCGTGTTGAACACGGCAAAACCATTCTTAGGGTCCTTACCACGCTTGTAGTCTTTCGCCCACAGGAAGTTCGTGTCATCAACAACTACAATCGGTCGGGTTGCCTTTTGGACCATCTTGTCGGCCTCTTTAATGGAGTTGACTGTTACCATATCAAATTGCGCTGGGTACGGAGTTTCCTTACCGCTTGCGCTAATATAACTGATTTCGTCTTTGCCAAAATTGGCAAGTGATTGCGTTTTGCCGGAGCCTGGATTTCCCAGGATGATAATTAAGCGAGCCATTATTTTTTGTCCTCCAATTTAATCCCTAATTTTTTGAGAAGCTTTTTATAGTGCTTGTCGCAAAGATACGGGTGTTGATATGGAACGTTGATATCGATATGGTTTTCGCCAACGTGTTGGCATCCTCCCCAGGCGCAGTATGGCATCATTTTTCTTTATTCCTCCTCTTAAACCAATAGCGTCGTTGCGCCCTATTTGGTTGAAGTTTTGGCTCAGCAATTTCAAATTCTTGCATCCCCAGGTCCTTCATTTGTTGTACGGTCGGCTCAACCTTTTGGTTTTCATCAGGTTGCTCGTCCATTAAAATTGTGTTGGCCCGCAGCCCACGCAATCGTTTGCCTTTACCCATTGATTTCTTCCCCAATTATCGTTTCTAACAGCTTGAGCCACCTCGTGAACAGATAGTCCCGATTAGGGTAATCAGGGTGCTCAGCGAGGTAGTTTTCGAGACTTACCATAAGTCGTTACCATTATTTATTTGTTCTCCTGATGGAGTAATTTTTTCAGCTTGGTAATCTGAAACATAAAGCTTGCGCACCATCCACGTAACGTGAATTGGTGCATTATTGATAGTTAAGGCAATATCATCATCATCAGTCGCAATAGAGTATTGCGGAAAGATGTAATAATCCTGTCCATTAATTGATACAATGTCACCGCTAACTTTAACTTCTTTCATATTACAGACTGATTTTCTTCGTCAAATACGTTGTTTCGTTTTGCTCGATACCCTTTGGCAATTCGCCAGTAAGTGTAACGTGAGCAGCGACCTTTTTAGTGTCGAGCGCAAGTTTACTGAACTCTGCTGGAATTTCGTCGCCGATAACCTTGAAAGATTTACGAACGGCTTTTGTGATATAACCCCAGTCACCTGAAATTTTATCGATTCCATGTTGCTCCATCGCATCCATAATTTGCGCTTCGGCCTCTTTACGTTGAGCGTCGAGCTCTTTGAAATTTGCCTCAGCTTGAGCGAACTTTGCAAGTACCGCTAATGCTTTTTTGGTTGATGGTGATTTGGCCAATTGATTGGCTTGATTTTCTGTCATAATTTGCGTCCTTTCGCTTATAACTTACCTTAGTCTATCAAATTTGTGGTGAATGTACAACGCTATATGTAGCGAATTTTGTGGTGAATAACCACTAGCTGATTAGTGCGCTCATGCAACTGGCAAATAACCAGATAACAAGTGCAATCAACGCAACTTTCACGTCTTGTTTGCGGTTCTTTTTACTGAAAATCGCAATGGTGCCGGTCACGAATGCCAAGATTAGCGACAATACAATGATTAGGTCGATGATGATTTTTAACATATTTCTCCTTTCTAAAATGGTGAGCCTGATTGTGATACGTCGAAGTGCTCGCTTTGCGCCCACAGTTTCGTATCGAAATCTTGCTTATTATTAAGTGCCTTCCAAATCTGGTCATCGACAGTTTTTACTACGTCGAATTCATAAAACACGCATTTTTTGGTCTGGCCGTTGCGGTGCAATCGACCCTGTGATTGGTAGTAGTTTTTATAGCTGTAGGTTGGCGAAAAGTAAACGCAAATGGACGCATAGGTCATTTCAACACCTTCACTAGCTGATTGGTACTGAGCAATTGTCACAGAGTTTTCAATTGAAGCCCAAGTGCCTTTGCTCGGTAGTGTGTGTTTATCACCGTTGGCATAAAAGATTTTCTTTTTCAGCGTTTTGGCGATTTTCTCAATAGCGGATGCCTCCAACTTATAGTTGTAGAAAACCACGACATTTTCGTTGGTGCCTTCCAAAATAGTTGTGAGGTCCGGGACCCGTGTCTCGATAGTCGATTGGCGCAGTGCGTTGATGAGTTTGGGGAAATTGTCCAATGGCTCACCGTTATACATACGCTCACGCTCGATTTTAGTGTACTTAGGCGACGGCAAGATGCTGAGTTGGATGAATTGCTTGTCAGGTAACTCATTGGCCTCAGAACGGTCTAGGCGTCGTGCAACGCTCTCAAATTGTGCCTCCAAAGTTTTCACGTTGCGATATCCAACCGTCTGATAAAAGTTGCCGAAGAATGCTTTTTTGCGAACTTCATACTTTTCACGGAATTCGGTCCAGTTTTTGGTGTGCCCCAATAGGATGCTATAGCCAGCCCAGTCCTTCCAACCGTTCGGGATTGGTGTCGCAGATAATAGAAATGTCTGAACGGCTCCCTTGCGAATCTTTTGGACCGCTCGTGCCTGTTTAGTTGTCGGCACTTTAATTGCGTGGCTCTCGTCGAGAATTAAGAAAAACTTGCTTTTACTCAACTGCTCAACCGTTTCGGGTCGGCGTCGGATAGTTTCATAGCTCATCACGACGGGTTCCTCGATACCGAGTGCCTGTGCTTCACGTTGCCAGCTCTCAGCCATCACGACACTCGCAGGAGCGATTACTAGGCGTGCAACGCCTGGGAATCGCTTGTTTGCTTCATAGAGTGCCATACGAGTTTTCCCCGTGCCCATCTCAGCTGCCATCACGGCGTCGCTTTTGGGTAATTTGCTCAAATACTCCAATTGATAATCGTACATTAGTCGTGCATCCTTTTCTCTGGTCGTTTACGTTTATATATTCTGCCTCTGTATATTGTGTTGTCGGGTAAATGCTTTGCCAACACTAGGTCTTTAATCGTATTCTCGACGGCGTGATAAGCGTTTTTGGGTGTTGCCCCCATTGTATATATCCGCTTGCCACCTCTGTATATTCCTGTATGGCTACCGTCGGTCGGGTGAATTATGAGACCATGTTTTTTGAGCATTCGCCCGAACTGTGGTATCTCATTTGCCATCTAATTCCATGACACTTGCAAACGGTTCAGTCATCGTAAACCATTGATTGTCTTTAGTGCTGAATACTCCATAATTGCCCACGCCTAGCATGATATCCTCGGCTGGAATTGGCAAATCTGACATATAAAGCTGAATGAATTGCGCCACATCCATTTCACCGCTCACTGGTCGGCTGTTGAATCCAAGCAACTTATAAGGGTTGCCCTTCCAAAAATCCTGGCGACCGACAAGCCCGTTTTCATCCACAATATATGGATAGGGCAAACGTCCGTTTTCCTCTGGTAGTTGTAGTCTAAATTTTGCCATTATCGTCGCTCCCAGTTCTCGTGAAACAAATTAATATTTTGATACGGGCAAGATTTGCGTAACGGGTTAATCGGAAACATTTGCACATATCGGTCGTCGTACTCTTGTACTTCGAGCCAATAAGTCTTTCCGGTTATGTAGCCCATACTTCCATTCTCACCTTTGAAGATGAATCGCCCAACCATTATTTTTTCTCCTCAATCGGTTTGCCCGTAATTGCGTCCTTAAAATAACTCAAATGTTTGCTCATATTAGTGCCGACCCAGCCGACAGTCAACCCCTCACATAGTATTTCACCATTTGTCATGATAAGCACGTCCAATTTTGCAAGTGTCATTTCTTTAGGTGGTTCATTCATGTTCTGGTACTCCGGATGCTTCAAGCATTTCAACGTCGCCGTCATCAATATAGTCTTTTAGGCTTTCAAGTTCTGACAATTCGAGGTAACTAATCCCCTCACTCCGCAAAACTTTGCGTAATTGCTCAATTCGCTTTTTACCAGCTTCATCGAAATTTTGCTGTTTGAAATCACTCCGAATAGCATCACCGTCAGCAATCGTATAGCTGTAGTCGTTAAATACTCCAACCCCCGCTGTGCCGCTTATAATATCGGTCGTAATTCGGATTCCTATAATTTTACCCGAACTGATTTTGTGCCCAAAACTGTACGGCACAACCTGGTTAATCATTAGTGGCTCACTCATTATGCAGCCTCCCCATAGATGGCGAAAATGCCGTCAGTGTCAAGGTTGTCATATTCGTCCATTACTCGGTCGATAATCTCGTCAGCGCCTTTGTTCAATTCCTTTTCATAAGCGTAATCGTTCAAACTTTCAAGATTGCCATAACCATTAAAACGGATATATTCATCGTTCCAGTTTTCGATTTTGCCGAAAAATGTTGCTCGTGCAGCTTCTTCGGGTTTACCCTCAAAATAAGTATTGAAGAAATCGTCGTCAAATTCGTATACTTCATATGATTCGAGTGAACCGTCCCAACCATTCACCTCTGAAACGAGGTCACGGAATAGGTCAAAGTTATCCCTGTTAGCTTCTAAAAATGCTCTAAAAGTTTCTTTATTGTCCATGTCAATTATTTCCCTGCCAATTTGATGGCTTTATAAGTTGTTTTAGCTGTCGCAATCATATTGCGGTGAGCCTTCACGTTGTTGCGTGCGATGCGAGCGTTCAAACGTGCCTGAGCTTTTATAGCCTTAATGCGTGATTTGTGTTCCCGTTTCGCTTGCTTGTAATCGTCTCGGGCTTTTTCAGTTGACGAGCGAACTCGTATCTTTTTGCCTTCGACTTTGCGAGTGTGCGCTGATTTTTTAACTTTTATAATGTCCTGTTCGATGAAATCTATATCATCCATGATGCCCTCTTTCGTTTATGTTAGTGTGTTCGGTTTGGTGCCGGTAGTTGTAAAGTCCCCGGCTTGCTTTCGATGCGTCCTAATTGCTTCGATGTCCTCATAGTACCAAATGAAACGAATTATGTCAAGCTTTTTGGTGGTGAGTTGTAGACATATTTATTTTAACAGGGGTAATGTTGACCAGACTACAACAGCTTACAGAGGTCAGAAAAAAATGGTATGACGATTTGTAGACATATGTTTGTATATTTGCGTGGCACAAGAAAACATTATATAATATATGGCTCTCTACCCCCGTTTCACAAGAATGCGACATTTAGTCATAAAGTACCCTTTAGGATGTAGACATATATTATGTTCTATTAGAAAAAAAGAAAAAGAAACAGCGTTGTTGACCAATAAAAAACTTTTTTTATTAATACCCAAAATTTGGTGGCACAAATGTACACATCACAACACTAGACAATGTATAGCGTGTCATGCGTAAGCGTGTTGACCCCTGTTGGGTAACGTCGCACAATATACATTTTACGACGTTCGGGAATGGCTGACCTCTGTTAGCGTGCGTGCGTGTGGACAATATATACATCACATCATGTGTTTGCATTATGTTTGACGGGCGACGAACGGCACGGCATGAGTGTCGTCAGGTTGTGTTGCGAATGCGGGGTGGGGGGGTGTAAATTTTCTATCGTCAATGTGCGTTACCCTCCCATCAGCCACATGGTGTAAATTTTGGTCAATGTTATTATGTAATGTAAATCCAATATGTCAAATACCCTTACCATCCGCTATAATCAAAGTCATGGAAAATGACCCTGATTACTCAAACGTTTCATTCATCGATGAGTACCCTGAGCTTGCCGAGAAGGTGCGTATTAGGCGCTTGTGTGAGACGACAATGGCCCAGCGTGCGATTCATCAATTGATTATCTTGCCACTACCGATTAGAATTGTGGAATGAAACCTGACGATATTGAAGCGGCTAAACATCTTCGTGGATTTTGTGAGACGTGTAACGATTGGCATGACTTCGAGGCCATTGACCGGAACAAGGGGTGCCCAGTTCACGGGACTAAATTTTCTAGTCGCATCGGCTTTCAAATCACGACCCAACGGACGCCGGTGATGAAACTCAAGAAATTGACTAAAAAGGATTCGGCAGCGTGAAAGATTATCTCACCCCTATTGTGGAAAAGTATGGTAAGTATTTCGGCATTCCAGCTCACGTCAATGTGTGGGACGTCGGCAGCCGGGACGGCGACGACGGCTTGGAAATCGCCATCAGGATTTCGCAGGACCCTATCGGGATGAGCACAGTCACCGCTATCGAGGCAAACCCCCGTGCTGCTAGCCAAATTAAAAGCGAGCATCCTGACATTCGGGTTATTGAGTGCGCCGTATCAGACACAAATGGCGACGCAGATTTCATTGTTTACAGAGGTGACGCTGGGGCAGCTGGGTCAAGTTCACTCGATTTGGAGTGGAAGAAAAAGGACTTGGTGGGCGACATTATTCACGTTGACGTATTCCGGCTAGATGAGCTCATCGGGGATGAACTCATAGACGTTATGAAAATCGACGTGGAGGGCCACTCACTTCAAGCGCTCAAAGGACTGGGCGATAAGATTCACCAGATTCGAGTGTTTCATATCGAGACCGAGGAGTGGACCGGTAGCGATTTGCGAGTGAAATCCTTTATGGATGACGCTGGTTTTGAGCTTGTCGATGAATCGCAAGAGTGGCCGGGGATGCCAGATTTGACCTATGTGAACATGGCTATGGTAAAATAATTTCATGCCATTAATCTCCCCCCAAATCGAGAAACTCGACGTTGATGCAGTTGACATCACACCTCACGTTAAGGCGCCAGATAGTCGGTACTATGAAGCGGTCTACAATCCATCACTATTTAGTACTGGTAATAAAATTTATGTTGGGTATCGGGCCTGTTTTCACCAGGATAACGAGCATCCATCACACTACACGAATGACTTTCTGCTGGGAGAATTAGATACGAAAACTCTTAAGCCGACGATTCCAAAGCGCATTGCCGATGTTTCCTTAAATGGAGGTTTTGAGCGATTCGGTGTTGAGGACGTTCGGTTGTATGAACTACCGGACCACTCCTTAGCTGGAATCGGTGTCGGGCTAGAATTCATCCCTGGCGATTACAGGGCCCATCAGGTGAGCTTTAAGATTGACCCAGTGAAATTAACCACCTCGGACCACAAACGCCTTCCACGCCCCCAGAATTTGAGCGAGAAAAACTGGTCGCCGCCAACTGTGCCGACTGACAAGTTTGACTTCACATACAGTCCGAGCGAGATTATCAAAGACGACGAGTTGATTGGGCGTGTGTACAACAACGGACCGATTCATGGTGGCTCACAACTCTTGCCATATGAGGACCCTGAGCGTCCTGACGTTCGGTATATTAGCTTCCGGCACGCTATTTTTGTGGTACCGAAAGTATCGATGAGGGTGTACACTCAGGTGGCTTGCCTTCACGACGAGGGTGGCTATATGACGCATCGGTCCCAGTTTTTCTACCTCGATATGGGGTGGCGACCGGCGCTGAAAGAACGCATTGAATTAATTTACGGAGTGGCTGGCTGTCCGGTCCATGACGATTGCTTCCTAGTGAGTTTCAATTATCAGGATGAAAAGTCGGCAATTGGTCACGTTAAAAAAGATATGTTAAAATTTGAGGAGTACGATTATGAAGAACGATATTATTGGCCACGATACATTACTGAACCTACTGACGCACCTGCTCAGTCCTAACGTCAATACCATTGGAAAGCTTTTTGCTCGAAGCATGGTTGCGCCACTCGACTTTAACCTTGCAATGTGGCACGCCACTGGTGCAAAGATGATTAAAATCAGCAAAGATAAAATCAAAATTATTGACCAGGCACTTATTGCCGAACTCGAACTACTCGATACGATGACCGATTTGCAGCGCAAAATCTATCAGACGGTACTTCATTACGACAAAAACAACAAGTATGTGCCTCAAGTTGAGTTCTATTCGTGGGCAATTAACGCCGCATCAGCGCCAGTATATGAACAAGACGCCATGCTTGGCGCTCTAAACTGGCTCGAAGATGCTGGTTTGATTCACTCCACCACCTCTACTAATCCGAGGGATAAAGACCTTGAGAAGCCGACTGAGTTTGTGTTCTATTACATTACACCTCGGAAGGGCGCTGTAAAGTCGTTGTTTGACGTGGCAAATCGGCAGAAGGCTTAGTTTTTTTATTGATATGCCAGGCTTTATTGCTGGCTCGATTTGAAATTTCAAAATGCGTTTTCTTCAATTTGCGATAGTTTCGCATATACTCACGCATATAATCTCGGTATTCTTGAGCCGTCATTAAGTTAAATAAACTCTTTGGTTTGCATGAAACTATAATACAATAAGGTCATGAATAAGCACAATCGGAGTATCAACTAATGGCTAACATCTTCGGCGTTGACACCAATGCCCTCTGGGACAAAATCGTAAATCACAACCAGGCCGCTGACGTTATCCCTAGTCGTGACCACGTTGGCTTTAACGCAAATACTCTTGCGAATAGCGGCCTCGTCAGTGCGGTCCAAAGCACCGACGCTTATGCTCCTGGTGGAAGTAAGTATGTTGCGCCAGTCGCACCATCTAATCCAACGATTGCCGATAGTACAACCCCTACTGGAAACGCAAGTCTTACTGGTGGTGCCGGTGGTAGCGGAACAACTATCGACCAAAACGTCCTCAACGGTATTCTTCAAGAAATTGCCGGTCTTGACGGTGGACTTAACCAAGCAAAGAATAACAACCAGACATCATATAATTCATTGATGGATAACTATAATGCCGATGCAACAGCCAACGGTACTCTTAAAGATAGTTCACTCAATACAAACGACCTCAGTTACCTTGCGTCACAACAGGCCTCACTCGTCAACTCAGCGAAACTTCGTCAGTCACTACTTGGCACACTTATTGGTATGGGCGCACTCAACGGCTCGGGTGTTAATCAAGCCAACTCTACCATCGGTGGAGCACTTCAAACTGACCTTACCGGTGCTGACAACAACTACAAGACAAACGCAAATACGGTATTGTCATCTTGGGACACTTACCAGAAGCAAAATGACGCACGCAAAAAGGCCGCTGAGCAAACACTTCACAATGCCAACACTGCTGCTGACAACTCATTTGCGACTAACAAACAAGATTATCTCAAGACACTGGCTGGACTTTACCCAACCGGCTCTACTCAAGGCGGCGACTTCCTCCGACAAGCACTTGCGCTTGGTCCACAAATTCAGGCAACATCGAATGTCCCACAATATGACTTCTCACCAATAACGGCTCCGTCATATAA